AGATAGGAACTATTGTTGAATGAATGTTTGATGTCATAATCGTAAAATCATGTAAAATGAAACATTTTGCCAACTTTCGCGATTGTCGTATCAAACACAACGAAATCAACGGCGGGCAATCCTTGGGAAACACGTTCGGTTTTCCATTGCGATTGCACTTGCTTCATTTCCGACATCAAATTGTCGCTCCCGGTGAACACGGAACGCCGCGTTCCAATTGCCTTTCCGTTGGCATCCTTTTTGAAAAAGTCGCCGTCCGAATCGGGCGTGTCCATAAATTCGGCATTGATGACAACTTGCATTTGCATACGCATACCGGACGCATTCTTTCCCGGAAACTTGGTTGGTTCAATCTTGATTTTCTCAATGACAATGCGGCGGTCAAAAAGTTCTTCAAGGTCTATTCCCTTACCAATTATTGCGTCCGATTCAATGTTAGAATCGCTAAATCGTGGCATTTTCTTCTTTTTAGATGTGTGACAAATCCGAAACGATTTGATTGTCCAAATCTTCGGTAAACTTCAAATATTCCTTGTATTCGGCAACCGCCTTGTCATCCGGCGCAATGCCCATGACGTGCTTGTTGTACGAATTTACAAGGTCAAATTCCGCCGTTTCGTCAATGACTGAACGGATGAACACACGCTTCAAGTTCGCCTTTGTAGGCTTTGCGAACGTGCGGACTTCATAACATGACCAACCAATCGGGCGGGCTTCCTTTTCACCCTCCGGAATGGCTTTTTCTTCGGCGATGTTCACGCGATAAATCACCGACCCGTCATTGTCCTTTTCCAGCACGGCGGGCATACCATGCGCAATGTCATAATGCGCGTTTGGTTCGATTGAATTTAATTTCATAAGGAAACGATTTTGAAAGTTTGTCGAATAAATGAATTGAATCCGAATACTTGCACCAACCCCACTAACTGCAAATGGCTTGCTTGTAAGCTGCCTTTGTGGGTTGTTTCTTGCGCTTGTTCAACTTCGCCACCCGGCGGCAAAGATTTTGTTTTATGGACTTGCGCAATAACGTGTGGTCGTGATAGAACACGAATCCAAGGAAATCAATTCCGCGTGCGTCAACCGGGAACACTTGATGGTTGCGTTTCACTTTTAGTTGCAAACGCTTCATGTATGCCCGTATGTCACGCAATAACGCGTGCAAGGATTCCTTGTCCGGTGCAAGAACAACGATGTCATCGGCATAACGCCAATAATACTTCACGCGCTTTTCCTCTTTCAACCAATGGTCGAAATACGCCAAGAAAAGGTTTGCAAAGTATTGGGAAAGATAGTTGCCAATCGGCACGCCGTTCAAGGACGTTGCCACCAATTCCCCGGTGTTCGGGTCGGTGACAAAATTCCGAATCGGAATGTCCGTGTTGATGTTGGAATCAATGATTTCATCCAACAACGCCAAAAGGCGACCATCTTTTATTTTCCGCCTTACCACATCTTTCAACACTTCGTGGTTGATTGATGGGTAAAACTTGCGAACGTCAATCTTCAAGCAATATTTCGTGCCGACCGGGTCTTTTCTCAAAGCCTTTTTCACGCTCATGGCGCACGCATGAATGCCGCGTTCCTTGATACATGAATATGTGTCGTGCGTGAACACGGACACCCATATTGGTTCAAGAATGTTCATCACCGCATGATGCAAGATGCGGTCGGGGAAATATGGCAATTGATAGATTTGCCGTTCCTTTGGTTCAAAGATTGTGAAAACGTGATATTGGGATGTCTTGAAAGTTCCATTTTTCAAACTCTCATGCAATGCAAGAATGTTCGCTTCCCTGTTCTTGTCGTGCTGCTGCACGCCATAGGAATGCAACTTGCCCTTGCGGGCTTTTTCGTCCGCAAGTTTCAAGTTATCAATCGCGATGACCTTTTCATAAAGGTTTCCAATTCTTTTCATTCTTGAAAGTTTTTTGTTTGCTTGAATAATAGGATTCTTCGGGCTTGCGCCCTACCAAAACCGTTCAACATATTCTATTTTTTGCCGCCGGGCTTCCTTTCCCGACTTACCATCCCCGGATGGGATGATTGGCATGGTTTCCGATTAGCAACTATAATATTTTACAAGCATAGCTGAGAACCGATATTCGCATTCGCATTCGTAGGCGTGTTATTCGTATTCGCATACACGAACCCCGCATTCGCACCATTATTCGCATTACCGCTGAACAAAACACCACGACATCGGACAACCATTATTTCTTTTTTCTTTCAAATCCCGTTTATCGGTTTGCGGGTCGATTTACGGCTTTTCAAGCCGCTTCGATTTGCGGGTCAAAGCAAAGCCGAGAACCGAAATTCGCAGCCGCAGTCGTAGGCGCGTTATTCGCATTCGCAAACACGAACCCCGCATTCGCACCATTACTCGCATTACCGCCGAACAAAACACCACGTTCCGATTCTCCGGATGCCGGGATGTTTGTATAAAAGTAGTCGCAAAAATACGTTGTACTTCCAGCACCTACCGCCAACGGCATGATGTCGCCATCTTCGCCAAGGATAAGTTGTTTCACATATCCCTCCTTGCGTGCGATGTCGCCGCGATACTCATAATTGCCGACACCCGAATTTGTGAACTTGGATGGGTCATCGCAAATGTACATCTTAGATAAACCGCCCGCCGCTTCGCTTTGGATGATTATCTTGATGCCATCCGTCCACTTCCAAAGATGACCAAAAGGATTTTCAACGCCGCGATAACGTGGCACGGCAAATGTGATGCGAACACTTTCATCTTGATTCTTCAAGGCATAATCAACAACACCCGTGTGATTTCCTAAAGAATTGGTCGTACCACAAGGAACAACGGGGTAATATCCATTGAATCCGCCCCAATCCGGCATTGTTGTCACGCCAGCACCCAAGCCGCCTTGATGGAATCCGTTTTCATCCAATTCGGCGTTGAATGTGTCCTGTGAATTGAATGTGCAATATTCAACCACAAACAACCACCACAACATCTTGTGCATTCTGTAAAGGTTCGCATTCCATTCCACCGAACCACGATTGCGCGCCTTTGCGCGGAAATCATTCAATGAAATGGCGGTCGCGGGCATTCCAAGCATCGTTTTATATGTGCCATCACGACTTGCATCATTATTGCCGCCGCGATAGTCAACATCGGTTGAACATACGGATGCCAGCTTGTTTGTTGAACGCTGAACCGTTGCTTCAACGCTTGAAACATAGCCTTTGCGCCAAAGATGGAATCCGGGCAATGGTTGTGTACTCTGCAAATGGCGGCATTTGTTGCCATCCATTTCAAAACGAACGTACATATCCGGCAATTCCGTTTCCATCATGCCATCCTTGCCCGTCAAGTCTGCCGCCGCGCCTGTGTCGCGCTTGGTCGAATCGTTGGCGTTAAGGTAATACACAACCTTGCCGTTGTCATCCAAGATGCAATTGCGCATCATGTTTTGCAATGGCAATTCCTCGTGCAACTCCATCTTGCCAACGCGTGTTGGCTTGGGATTGGACACCGTGATGTCCCATTCCACGCCATAGTAATAATCATAAGGAAAGGTCGGCTTTGTGTTGCCGACACCGATTAAAAGTCCCATATCAGTAACCCCATTTTAAGTTTATACCCGACAACGATGTTGCCTTGATTACTTTCACGATTTCGGGATTCCAACCACTTTCAAAGTTGGTTTCGATGAAATCCCCATCATTCATTCCGGCAAGCTGCACCGACAATTTGACGGGGCTTGTGGAATCGTTCTTGATGTTGAACGGTTGACCGTCCGAAAGGCTGAAATTGCCGTTTGCAAGGTCAATCACGCCCATCTTTCCGGTTTGCGCGGAAACGCTTTCGCCGCTTCTTGTGTTCATACTTCAATTTTTTACGTTAAAACTTGAATGCAAAATTACAATATATGTTTCATAGTGAAACACGTTGTGGATAAGTTCGGCACAACTTAGCCCGGCAATGCGGTTTCTTGTGGCGAATCTTCAACGACACGCCACGATTGCACCAACTTTCCATCCACCACATCAAGCGATTCAATCACGGACGTTCCCGGTTCGCCCGTTGGTTGCTCGCTTGGCACGAAATCAAGAAACCCCGCATTTCTCAATTCCGTAATATACGCGCCTTGGCTTTTGTCAACCCGGCGCAAGTCAAGGGGTTCACCTTGAACGTATTTTGCCAATTGATATTCCATATTATGTTGTATATTGTTTATTAACAATCATCCATCCACCATTGTAATAACGCAATGTCAATGAATCGCCACGCTCCATGTCAATTCCACTAATTGAATTTCCATCGTTGTTGTATAACGTGCATCCGCTTTGCGGTGAAACTTTTATTCGATTCCCCATATTTCGGTCACACACAATTTCGATGTCAAATATTGTTGGAACATTGTTCGTCTGCTTGTTCACCTGTGCCAATGTTGGCAACTTGACATTCAAATACTTAGTCGTGTTTGCGGTAAAATGGAACTTTTGCGTAATCGCGAACCATAGTTCTATAATGTCCGTGTACGCTTGCCCGATGTAACCGTTTTCAAATGCTGCAACCTTGCCAATGTTGTATTGATTGCCATATACGCCAAGGGCTTTCGGATGATACCAATGTTCAATATTCGCATCACTCGTTGATGGGTTGTTGTGGTGCAATTCAAGCGTTGTTCCCATGTTGTCGGTTAGTGATAAATAACCGTTGTATGGATAACCAAGTGATGACAGGCAACCAAGCAACACACGTTGTTTGCCGTTGTTAAACCTTATGAAATCACGAAACAATGCCAATCCATTTGTCGTGTCCTGTTCGTCTGAACCACCATATCCGATTTGTCCTTGTTGGATGCGGAAACCGCCAATTGAACCCGTTATGGCATTTATAACGCCCTCCACTTGCGCTTTTGACATCACAACCGAACCATCTTGCATGACGCGGAAAGGCGCGGTCTTGCGATTCTCAAATGATGCGCCAGCCCAAAAGCGGATGGAATCGGATGCCGTGCCGTTTCCCGTGATTCCGGCAAGGATTGATTTGTTGTCGCCCGCAACCTGTATTGTTCCGGATGTGACGATTCCTCCATCAATCGT